ACGCCCCACCGGGCGCGGGTGTTGGACGCGACCCCGCGCGCCGCGGCCGACTCGACGACGAATGTCACCGAGCTATTCGAAGGCATCCGCATGGGCGGCGCGTTTGCTGCGACGAGCGGCGCTTCGGTCGAGCAATTCGTCGGCTTGATGGGCGTGCTCGCAAACAAGGGCATCAAAGGCGCCGAGGCCGGCACCGCGATCCGCAACTCGTTTTTGCATCTGACGAAACCGACGCGCGAGGCGTCGGACATGATGGCGAAGCTCGGGGTCAGGATCGCGAAAACCAAGGACGGCGCGATCGATTTGTCGGCGACGATCGGCCGCTTCACGAAAGCCACCGCCGGGCTCACGAAGGCGCAGAAGGCGCAAGCCATCGCGACCGTGTTCGGCGCTTATACGGTGGGGCCGTTTCTCTCGCTCATGGACGCGGGCGAGGGGACGATCCGTGCCTTCACCAAGAATCTCACGGGCGCCGCCGGCGTCACGCAGCAGATGGCCGAGCAGATGCGCGAGAGCAAGGCCGCCAAGATCGCGCGGTTCTTCAACATCCTCGACGACGTCAAGCTCACGGTGTTCGACGCCATCGCGCCGACGGTGCTCAGCATCGCCGATTCGGTCGGCAAGTGGGTCACGGCAAACCAGGAGCTCATCGGCACGAAAGCCGGCGAGTGGGCCACCAAAATCAAAGACGCGCTGCCCGAAATCTGGGTCTGGACGGTGCGTGTTGGCAAGGCCTTCGCGGTGTTCGCAGTGTTCGCGGCGACCGTCAAAGCGGTGAACCTCGCCATTGCAGCATACGAGGTGGCGGTCAAGCTGGCGGCGGCCGCAACTTGGCTTTGGAACGGCGCTGCGGCGGCGGCTCGCTTCGCCACCGATGCCACGACGCTCGCGGCGGCACGCTCGACCGTCGCGCTGGTGGCTTCGAAGATCGCGCAAGTCGCCTCGACGGCAGCCACCGCTCTCGCGACGGCGGCGCAATGGGCATACACGACCCCGCTCAATGCGGCCACTCTGGCGACGGCCCGCTCGGCCATCGCGACCGCTGCTTTGAGGGTCGCGCAGATCGCGACGACGGTCGCGCAATGGGCGTTGCGTGCGGCCATCGTCGCGGCCACCGCCATACAGACGGCTTATTCTGTCGTGGTCGGCGCTAGCACGGGAGCTCTCGGGGCGTTTCGAATCGCCGCCCTCGCGAGCATCCCCGCGATCGGTGCACAACTCGCGGCGATGGCGCCGCTACTCATCACGCTCGGCGCGGCTGCGGCCGCCGTCACGGCGCTCGTCGTGCTTTGGCAACAATACAACGCTCTCGACAAGGACCTCGCGGGCTCGGGCGGCATCTCGGGCACCATTGGCAAAATGATCGACATGGGCACGTTTGATCCATTCAAAGCCCACGACGCCGCGATGAACGAAAAGGCAATCGCCGACCGCCGCGAGCGTGACGCGCCGCAGATTGTCTCGCCGCAAGATCGTGCCGCCACCGCGAACGCCGAAGCGGCGACCGACGGTGCGAACGCGAGCGTCGACGGCACCATCACCGTCAAAGCGGAGCCGGGCACGAAGGCGCGCGTCAAGAGCAAGCGTGGCACGCTGCCGTTGGCGCTGCGTCCGTCGGGGGCGTTCCCATGAGCTGGCAATCCCGGATTGCCGAGGCGGCGTACACGTCGCCCGGGGGCACCCGCATGGTGTTCGCTTACGAGGACGTCTCGGTCGAGGTCGACAAGCGGACTGCCGCCTTCGAGTTCCCTGGCGTCGACGGGGCATTCGTGCAGGAAAACGGGCACGGCGAGCGGCGCTATCCGCTGCGCTGCATCTTCTCCGGGTCCGACTGTGACCTCGAGTCGGCGGCGTTCGAGGGGCTCTTGCTCGAGCGCGGCACCGGGCGGCTCGATCATCCCCTGTACGGGCGCGTCGACGTCGTGCCGTTCGGCACCATCACCCGGCGCGATGACCTGGTGAGCAGCGCGAATCAATCCGTCGTCGAGGTCGTCTTCTGGTCGACGCTCGGGGCGGTCTTCCCGTCGAGCCGGACGAGCCCGAAGCACGAGGTGAGCGAAGCGCTGCGCCTCGCCAAGCCGGCGCTCGGCGGCGACTTCAAGCGGTCGATGAACCTCGCGACCGAAGCGCGGCGCGCCAACGAGCGGCTCACGGTCATCGACGGGCTGCGCAAGATCCAGGCGGCGGTCCGCGGCGTTTCCAACGCGACCGAGAGCGTGAGCCGCGAGTTTCGCGACATCCAGGCGCAAGTCAACTTCGGCATCGACGTGCTGATCGGGCAGCCCCTCCTGCTCGCGCAGCAAATCCTGAACCTCATCACCGCCCCCGCTCGCGCGCTGGCGGGCATCGTCTCGCGGCTGCAAGCCTACCGCGACTTGCTCGACCGCATGATCGCCTCGTCCAAGCGATTGCCGGGCAGCGCCGTCACGCTCGAACGGATCCAGCTGCGGCTCTCGAACGACTTTCACACCGCGAGCCTGATGGGCTCGGGCGCCGTGCTCGGCAGCGTCGCCTCGGTCATCAACAACCGCTTCACCGCCAAGCCGCAAGCGCTCGAGGCGGCCGAACGCATCATCACCCAGGTGGACGTGCTCACCGGGTGGCGTGATGGGCGCTTCGACGACCTCGGACAGATCGACACCGGCGAGGGGTATCAGGCGTTGCAAGAGACGGTCGCGCTCGCCGTCGGCTACCTCGTCGAGATCAGCTTCTCGCTCGTGCCCGAACGCGCGGTCGTGCTCGACCGACCGCGCGGGCTCGTCGAGCTGTGCGCCGAATTGTACGGCTCGGTCGCTGACGAGCGGCTCGACTTTCTCATCGGCACCAACCGCCTCACGGGTAGCGAAATCCTCGAGCTGCCGCGCATGCGCCGGGTGGTCTACTATGATTGAGCGCGTCGCCATCACGCTCGAAGACGGCTCGCGCTTCGGCGATTGGTCGGACATCGAGTTTCAGTTCGGGCTCGACTCGTACTCCGCCTTGAGCCTGAGCGGCCCCTTCGCTCATGAGCGCGAAGAAGTCCGGCGCGCGTTTCAGCCGCTCATGTTCCCGTTGGTCACCGTCACCATCGGCGACGAGCTCGTGCTCACGGGGCGCGTCAAGGACGTCTCGCCCACGGTCGATCCCGACTCGGCGTCGGTGGCGGTCACCGTCTACTCGCTGGCCTTCGATCTGACGGAGGTGTGCCCGCCCGCGGAGCTGTTGCCGCTCGAGTTCGGCGGGCTCGACTTGCGCCAGATCGCCCAGCGTCTGGTGACGCCGTCGCTCGGCATTCTGCCCGTGTTTCAGAATGTCGAGGGGGCGGTCTTCTCGCGCATCCGGTGCGAGCCCGACGGCGTGATCCATCCGTTCCTCGTGGAGCTCGCGCGACAGCGCGGTTTCGTGCTGACCGACTTGCCCACGGGCGATCTGGTTTTCGTCAACGAGACCCCCGCCGGCTCGCCCGAGGCGCGCCTCCACGGCGCTCCGCTCGCCCGCGTCACTGCGCAGTTTGAGCCCGGCTCGTGGTTTTCCCGCATCACCGGACGCGCCTCGCAAAAGGCAGGCGCGAGTGGGTCTCATTTCAGCCGCACCAACCCGCTCTATCGCGGCAGCAATACCCGCGAGTACTCCTTCTCGGTCAGCGACACCGAGGGCGCCGACGTGCCGGCGGCCGTCGACGCGGCGATGGGTCGAATGATCGCGAGCGTGGTGAGCTACACCGTCGAGGACCTGCCGACGTGGCGCGATCCGCGCGGGCGACTCTGGCGCCCGAACACGACAGTCACCGTGCTCGCGCCCGAAGCGATGATCTATCGCGAGACCGAGCTGTTGATCCGGAGCGTGAAGCTGCACCAAACCGCCGAGGTCCAGACGGCGAGCCTCGCCCTGGTGCTGCCCGGCACGTTCGGGGGGAAGCTACCGACGGAGCTACCATGGGATTTCTAGGCACGGTCGTCTCGTTCACGCGCGCGGTCGTCGGGGGCGCGCAAGCTCCGGAGGTGAAGATCGACCGCGGCGGCAACGACGCGCTCACCGCCCATCACTTCGCTGCCCCGGGCGACGACGCCCCGCCGTTGCCCGGCGACGTCGCCTATCTCGGCGATGACGCGGGGGCGGGCGCTGTGCAATCGCTCGCCTATCAGGATCCAAAGACGGCGGGCGTCGCCGCCGCCGGCGAGCGGCGCATCTACTCGCGCAGCGGTCCGGGTGTCGTGGCGGGGGAGCTGTGGCTGAAAGCCGACGGTACGCTCGTCGCAAAGAACGCGTCCGGATCGCTCGAGCTCATGCCCGACGGGTCGTTGCGGCTTGGCAACGCGCTCGGCGAGCTCGCCGTCGACGCCGCCGGTAGCGTCACCTGGAAGACCCCGCTCGGCACGTTCGGCGGGGCCACCCACTCGCACACGACGCCATTCGGCCCATCCGGGCCGCCCATCCCCGGAACCTGAGAGCCCCCATGCCCCTCGACCCCGCCAGCCTGCAGTCCAAGCTCGAGGCGCTCT